TGCACCTGTAGATCCTGTTGCACCTGTAGATCCTGTTGCACCTGTAGATCCTGTTGCACCTGTAGATCCTGTAGAACCAGTAGCACCTGTAGTACCACGATCACCGGTAGCACCCGTTGATCCTGTTGCACCTGTAGATCCTGTAGAACCAGTAGCACCTGTAGATCCTGTAGAACCAGTAGCACCTGTAGTACCACGATCACCGGTAGCACCCGTTGATCCTGTTGCACCTGTAGATCCTGTAGAACCAGTAGCACCTGTAGATCCTGTATCACCTGTAGTACCACGATCACCGGTAGCACCCGTTGATCCTGTTGCACCTGTAGATCCTGTAGAACCTGTAGATCCTGTATCACCTGTAGATCCTGTATCACCTGTAGTACCACGATCACCGGTAGCACCTGTTGCACCTGTAGATCCTGTATCACCTGTAGTACCACGATCACCGGTAGCACCTGTTGCACCTGTAGAACCAGTAGCACCTGTAGATCCTGTTGCACCTGTAGAACCAGTAGCACCTGTAGATCCTGTTGCACCTGTAGAACCAGTAGCACCGTTTCCTCCAGAACCACCGCCCCCACCACCACTTCCACCCAAAGAAGAAATGGTTATGCTATTGGTTGTTGGATCTGTAGTGAGAGTTACATTTGCCCCTGCAACAAAACGCAAAGTCTCATCGGTGTATTGTATGGAGGTAAGACCAGATTGTCCTTCTACCTCAACATATTTGAATGCAGTATCAAGACCACCGCCAGGATTTCCTATGACAGTAGTCCCTAACTTCGAAGTGTCTATGCTGATGATCTTGGATTTATTATCATAGCGAAGGGGATAGATTGCTTTGACAATTCCCGAATCGCCAGTTGCTCCTCTTGAGCCAGTTTCTCCACGATCTCCCTTTTCGCCATTGAGACCTTGAATACCTTGAGATCCAATATCTCCTTTGTCTCCCTTTTCGCCCTGTGGTCCAACACTACCTTGGGAACCAGTATCTCCCTTTTCGCCTTTATCTCCTGCTTTTCCGTCTAGACCTTGTTCACCCTTTTCTCCTACTTCACCTTGCAGTCCTTGGTCTCCACGCTGACCCCGCTCTCCTTGTTCCCCTTGAATGCCTTGTTCACCTTGGGAACCAACATCTCCCTTTTCTCCCTGTTCTCCTCTATCTCCGTTTTCACCTTTTTCGCCACGAAGACCTTGGGATCCAGGTGAGCCTTGGGAACCCGTTTCCCCTTGATCTCCTTTTTCCCCACGATTGCCGATCTCGCCCTTTTCACCTCTCTCACCCTTCGAGCCGATTTCGCCCTTGTCGCCTTTGTCGCCCTTCTCGCCACGGTCACCTCGCTCGCCCTTAGGGCCTGTGATACCACGAAGACCGCGAAGACCTCTTTCGCCGGTATCTCCCTTGTCACCTTTCACGCCTTTTGAGCCTTGAATAGGTTGTTGTGGTACTTGTGCTTCAGAAATAGGTTCAGATGGAACATTATCCTCAGAGTTTAAAAACTCTTGGTACTCATTGAACAGTCGCTCGAATCCATCGTCTTCGGGCTGTTCGTTGTGGATAAAGTTTCGGAAATTAGCCATGCAGGATATTTAGACCCCGCTTAAGTCCCTGTTAGAGACTTCCACGAATAAGGAAATAAAGGTTGAATAATTGTTGAAAATGCTTTGGCATATTCCTGACATTCCCATTGTGCATGAGAATCGCTTCTTTGTGCGTACACTCTTGCGAATGCCGAGAGTGATCCTGTCCACCACCATTCGGTGTAGGTTCCTTGTGGCAACACAGAACGAGCCTGTTCAGGAGCCACACCCCGCTTTAGGAGTTCTTCGTATGTCAGTAACGCATCGCGTACTGTTAGTTCATAATGACGGTTTACGGTGTTGTAATCGTCATCTACGGGCATGAAGTCTTCAGATCCCTGCTTGGCTCCTCCTGTAGGCTTACCACGCCAACGAGGACGATACACCACGGGTGAATCCGAAACATAGCGGCGAGAAACTTCATTCTCGGTAAATCCAACCTTATGTTTAAAAAGTTGAGTGCGAATGAAAATAGGAGCCTTGATTCGCAGCGTAATCTGTGGATGTGCAAATGGAGTCCAATGCTTGTGTTTGGCAAGATATTGAATTAGTTTCTCATCTTTGCCAGTAAACTCCGTGCTTTCCTTTTGAAAGGAAACCCTTGCTGCATTTACCACAGTTAAATCATTTCCCATATGCGACACATATGAAACATGACCATGATCCAATACCACAACATTGGTAGGAGTTTTTCCCATATCAATCTTCATAATATAATTCCTTTAGTGCTTACTCTTGAATAATTCAATCTGACGAAGACGCTTCTTTGCTGCTTCCTCGTTGTCAAATTCTCCTAATTTTTTATCGCCATCTTTCGAGAGAATAACAAATTTGCTACCTTGCTTGACAATCTTCTCACGGATGTTCGTTGTTGCAAAAGGCTTCTTTGCCTTTCCTGTACCCTTAACATCATCAAGTGCGCCAAGGTTCCATCCACCTGATTCGACTGATTCGTAATTGGTAACTTTGCCTTCGTTATCAATCTTCATCGTAGAAAGTAACTTGTCACCTCGACCCATAATCTTGACTGTGTCTGCACCTTTTTCTGCAAGATTCGGTGCCATCTCGCGGATTGACTCATGTGCTTGTTTGAGATCTTGAACATTGATTATGGCTGTATCGACAATCTTGCCTTCCTTCTCAGCAACCCATACGAACTCCTTGGGGAACTCACGATAATGACGATCAAACCCACGGCGATTGGTGACTAACTTATCTGTAGTCATAGATGCACCTACACCATCTTCTTCAATTGTTTGTTCGTCTTGTTGTGAATTGATTGGTGCAGATATTGAGTTTAGAGAATCCAATCGATCCTTCAACTTAGTAAATAGCATGGAACGGAGTTGATGCCGTCCACCGATCATATCTTTATTTGAGAGGCGATCTAAGATACCATCTAAGGATGGCTGTTCGATTTCATTGTCAGTTGGTTCTTCGTTCATGCATATATTTAGTTCAGATTTGCCGCCAAGTAGACAATTTTAGCCGTGCCATTAGCCCTTCTGCTGCATTTTCATGGATAATTTTTTCGATATCTTTCGGATCATGCCCCACAAGTACCATATCGTTGATGTCTTTGACTCGAATGTTTTCGGGCCAAAAGCAAAGACGATATCCTTCTTCGACTAGTTTTTGATAAATGCCAACCACTTCCTTGTTGCGAGGTTCATTGTCTAGGGCAAATATTAACTTGCAGTTCTTTAACTCAGAGGGCAATTCGGATATGTGTTTTGCTCCAAGCATGGCTACACAATTGGGAATGAATAGAGAATCCAACGGCCCTTCTACCACAATAACAGGCTTTGTCTTATCGATATGATCCAAGCCAAACCATATGGATTGAATGTCTTTGTCTCGTTTAATGGTAATGTAGCGAATGTTCTTGCCAGATGCCGTAGCGGTCAAGGAACGCCCCTGTGCAGCCACCAGTCGATTCCCACGCATAATAGGGATAACTAGACGCTCATCAGGTGGTGCTTCTACCTCAGGATCTACTTGCTTTGCCCACCATCCAAAGTCCTCCATAAAATAGAGGCGATCCCACTTGTCAATAGGAATCTTACGCCGCCGCACAAACTCTACAGCCTTATGATCTTCTGGTAATTCAGACAGAAGTTCCAACGACTCCAATAGTAATTCTCTTCTCTTACTTTCAAAAACAGGAGCCTCAAACTTGTACTCCTTCTCCGCAGTATCCTTCGTTTCATGGCGACCTTCAACTCCATCCCGATACTTCTCAAGCATATACTGCTTGTAAACAAATGGATCTAGGTACTCAATAAACTTTCCTAGCGTTGTGCCGTAATCACAATTGTGGCAACGAACAAAGAAGCCACCCTTCTTCTCATAGAAATAGAAGCGAGTCTTGCTCTTAGATTTCTGGCTATCACCACAAATAGGGCATCGGCAAGCAGCAAGATCCTGCTTCTTCCATGCAAATTTTGGTAGACGAGGCGAGATCAGATTGATGTACTTGATATCGATGTAATTCGGCATTGGTCGAAGTATACCCGTTATGAAACCTATGTCAAGTAGAAAAAGTCAAGGTTTATAGAACAAAACCTTGACTTTCAGTATATTTCATGCACAGAAAAAGAATTTCTTGGATTTGTTGTTTTCCAAGTAAAATTTGAACTTATCCAGTATACATAGCGATTATGGCTGATTTGGCGTAGTTGGATTCTGCTGTGCTGCTGTATCGGCAGATGCAGTACGCAATTCGGCAAGTCGCTTGAATCCATTGCGTTCTTTAATTTTTGCAATGACTTCTTTAGTAATCTCAGACTGTACTTTTGTAGCAAGTCCCTCGGTACCAAAGATGCGCTCCTTCTCAGAATCAAGCATGGACTCTTTTAAAATCTCAATCATTTCTACAATTTCTTTGACTGCGGTTGTTGATCTCTTTGCATTTATCATAGACCATACAAGTAACCCAACTCCAAATAGCATGGTTCCAATTATCAGAAATCCTCCTACCATTGCAATTTCTTGCAAGTAGTAATGACTAGCAGATGCAAAACCAATCATCAAAGCACCGACCATAATAAGGGTAAATCCTAGTGTTTTGTTGACGAAGAACGACAGTACTACACCACCAACAATGACAATGAATCCAATGACCCAAAACATTGTGATGTATGCGTATAGTCTTTCAAGTGCAATCTTCTTCGTATCATTTAATGATTGCTGCAATTTAGATATTTTTGTTTCCATATCCGAAATATCAGATAGGGTCTCGTCTAGTTGTGCAGTTTCTTCTGCAATTCTTTTTGAACCATCAATAATTCGATCTGCACGATTTTCTATATCGGAAAGAGATTCAGTAATTCCACTAATGATTGGACGGTTTGCTTCTGAAGCAATACTATTCACACCCTGTTTCGCAACTGTTGCATCTTTAACTATGATAGTTGCATCTTCAAGAATAGTTTTATTTGATTCTTTAATATGAGAAGACACCGACATAAGTTGTGTCGGTGCATTTTGTTTAATTTCTTGTGTCTTTGGTGGGCAACCACCCATCAGAAGGACTGCCGTAATTCCTAAAGCCATTCCCAAACATCTTGAAAGTTTCATAGTTACTCCTTCTTTTCTTTGGCTACCACATTCAAAGTTTGTGCATCACGGCGAAGTTGAGTGATACGCTTTCGCTTCTGCTTTGCCAATGACTTGAATCCACCCTTAGGGCCGGGAGGTTCTTGACCAGGCGATACTCCTGCAATGTTTCCACTACCCACATTGTTTGCGGGTGCGCCACTTGCTGCTCCTGCGCCCATACCGTCCTCTGTATTCAACTTCTTGGCTTCAAGTAAGGTGAAGGAAGTACCGTTTGATAAACTATACACAGGGAATCCCATGATGTCTCCAACAGGCATTAAGGCTTGTTCTAACATAATAGTCTCACCATGAAGTTCATACTTTCCTTCTATAGGGAGCGCATCGTAATTTTCTTCAAGCATAGGCTGTAAATCTACGCCGTAATGTTTGAACAATTCAGTTCCTGTTTCATCGATCTTGCGAGGAGAGAACATATCTTCTGCTGTGACTTTCTCACGAATATCAAACAGTTTAGTTAAAGCCCTACCCACACGGGCGGGTGTTAGTTTATTCTCAAGGATCTGTTTGAGTTCCCATGCGTATGCATAGAACTTACTAGGATATGCTATCTTCTCTTCTGTCGTTAGAAGACGGCGAGATATAATAATAGAACCATTCTCATCAATGATTCCCATCTTGAAAGCCTTTTGGTCTTTCCAAGGAGTAGTGACAATTTCAAACAAGCGATATTGAATGAGTTTGTCGTATGCTTTGTTCTTCATCCTAGTTTCCTCAACTGATCCACGATGGAGTTATCTAATGCAATTCCAACAATATCTATGCCGTTCACGGGCTTTGTCGAATCAGGCAGATAATCAAGATAGACCAAGAAGGTCTTCAATATATCGTATAGATCAGCATCAATTTTGAAAAACAAGAGACGAGTCGATGCTTCGTTTCCGAACACATTATAGAAGGTAATCAAATGATTGAGTATTAACCGCTCACGCAACTCACCTGTACGCCTGTAACGGCGAAATAGCCGCTTGAGATATATCAAGCGGGTCAAGTCCTCATTAAACTCTTCTACACTACGACAAGTTGGATTGTCATAATGCTTTGCAGCATAGAGGGCATAGTTTTCGTTGTCAAGTTTCTTGAATTGCATAATGTGTCATAGTTAATAGTATCTATCCAATGAATAAGGGCATCAGTTTTATCTGATGCCCTTTATCTTTATTTGTTAACCGAGACCTGATTTAGAGAAGGTCGGATTGTTGAAGGGGTTCTTATTATATGCCCCTGCCTCTCCTGAGTTCGTTCCCTGCATACCACCTCTATGCTGTAGATTTGGTGGTGAACCAATTTTTCCAGGATTTGGATTACCATTGTTAGCAACTACTCTAGCACTCATACGAGTCATTCCGCTTGATTCCCGTTGAACCGAAACCATTAGGTCTAGACCATGACCAAGACGATGCTTAATGCCATCATCCTTGATTGGGTTGTATGAAGTACCGTCCATACCCTCGCGTCCACCAAATTGCTTAAGCGAGAAAGCATGATCTCCATCTTCAAGCATGGCTTCTGCGCTGAAGTCAAAAGAGATGCCCTGTGTTGCTAACTTCTGCTTCATCTGACTGATCGCTGTATTTGGGTCAATATAGGACTTGGCTTCCAACGCACCTACAAAGGTATTCAAGCGTTGAAGTTCTCTCTGTGTGAGTTGATGAACGCTTGCATCCGGGGTATCAACAGCATTATCCTGTGAATCCATCGGGCCAACCTCAGTACCTGCAACATAGCCACCATAGGTATCTGTTGACATCATTGCTTCCGCAATTTTATTTCTCAAATCCTTGAATCGCATAATGACTCCTTTAGTGACGGTTGGTGCTAGTAGTTGTATAGAAGTATTGACCGAATGTTGGTGCGTTTACACCACCAGCAGTACCACCACCTGTAGTCAATCCTGCTGGACGGTCAAACACAAGAGCAAAAGTAGTTCCTGCGGTTGCACCAGTAACTCCACCAAAAGGTGCAGTTGAATTGGAATTATCTCTGATTGTAAGACTGACTGTCTTTGTACCAGTTGCGGTTAATCCACCTACAACAAGAACTGCAATGTTGTCTTGACGATAAGAAACGCGACCATTCTTGTCACCCGTTGGGCCAAAGAATGTTCTATAAACTTCTACTGGAATATGATTTGAAGTAAGACTAGTACCAGAAGTAAGCGAAATGCCTGTATACAATGCCATACCTGCATATGTTCCCGATAGACCAATGGTTAGAGATTGAGATAGGTTAGTATCATGTCCCTGAATCTTGATATATGCAGTTACACCGGTAAGACCGGCGAGAGTAGATACACCGTATGCATTTACGCCATATTGATAGCCTATTAAAGCACCTGGGCCTGTAGCATTGAGCGCAGGAGTTGCGCCTGGCGCACCCCAAGGAATACCGTAACCATTGGTATCAAATCCAGAAACATAACTTAAGAATCCGTGAGAAACACCTGTTGATCCTCCAATTTGTGCCGCACCAGGAACTCCCGTGATGCCACCATCCCCTAAGAATGGTGCGCTAAAGTATGGCATATCCTGTTGATCTGCACCAAAGGTTAGACCACTCAACTGCCCTGTAAATCCAAAGGCATAGTTTGAAGCAGTTGCGCCAGTGATTGACGGATCGTTTGGCAAACAAACAAGTAGTTCAGTTTGAACTATTGCATTGGTTAATCCTACAGCAGAACCATAGTTTCCATTGGTCAACCCATAAGCAAACTGACTACCCATTTGAGGGAGTTCCCATCCGCGAATGGTGCGAACGATATGACGCTTCTCGGTCTTATTTAAATAATTTGGCTTTGATTCTTCGCGGTCGTTGTTGTTCCAGAGTGGCATCTATAGATCTCCTTTGATGCTGTTATTTAGTTCTTTTTGCTTCGACAGGCTTCATTGCCTCTTCTTCGAAACGAGTAACCATGTCGGTAGTTGGACTACAATTGCACTTCTTCAAACCCTCGTTGAGGTTGCGGCGTAGAATCTCGCGCTTACGCTCAACAGAACTATAGCCCTCTTCGAGGAAGGCGTTGTGTAGGTCGAGGGAAGCCTGTTTGGCTGCTTCCAAGATGGCTACAGGAAGTTCAATTTTCTCTGTGGTCTCGCCACGGAGAACTCGCATGATGTCATTTTGAAGTTGTACCGAAATTTTGTTGTTAATCATTGTTGCCTCGTAAGGTCTAAACTAGTCCGATTGCTTGGGTATTTAGTGAATTTTGATACTAGCCTTTGCCTTTTTTGATTTTATTTTTCAGATCTTTCAGATCTTTGTAATAATGGTGACCTTTCATGATCGCAGGAGTATTGATTGAAAGAACTGCCGTAGGTGATGCAATTTTTGATTGGATACTAGGGTCTACGCCTATAGACTTGATCCAATTCTTTAACTTCTTCCATCTTTGCTGTGCCTCTTGCTGACGATATAGTGCGGTTTTGTAAATTGTTTCCATTTGTTCGTCATCTCCAGGATCACCAAAATACAAGGCATCTGTGTTCATGCCTGTATATGCATTACTACCATCTGCTTCCGAATCGTCTCCATCCTGCATTTGTAGTTTAAATATGATTCTGGATTCGTCTCCGGATTCGTCTCCGTTTCCTTCATCCTCACCGTTTTCGGTAGGCAACAATCCTGGAGTTGCTCTTAATAACCCAAGTGTGTTCTTTGTCTGCAATTTGGACGAATTACTATTGTTATTGAAATATGTTTGCATTGGGTTATCTGTACGACCCTTACTTGTACTGCCCTTACTATTAGTGCGACCCCAACCAACTGCACCAAAAGAAGCAACATCTGATCCTACAGAAACAATAGCACCCTTACCTATTGGTGATAGATCGTTAAACACAGAAATATTTTGTGTTGCGTTTGCTTCAATGATATTCTCGGAGAATGTCTTAAAAGATACTGTCATATTAATTTTCTGGATTATGACCCCAAATCTTAAGAGCCATAAGTTTACGAGTAGGAGAACCATCAGATTCACGCATCTTTCCTGCGGCTCCCTTCATTCTAGTTATGAAGTTTACTTGCCGTCTTGCCCAAGCCCAATCATTGGCAGTCCATTTATCCTTGCTCATACCTTTCATGCGAACAACAGCACGGGCAGAATCTCTACCAGTTTTGATTGGCTTGCCTTTGGCTCCTGCCTTTGATGCTTCTTTGCGAGAAAGTCCTGCCTTTTCACCATGATCAGAGTCGATGAATGTTTGCAATTCCTTTGGGCCCATGTTTACTAACCCTTTCCATTGCTTGTACAGTTCATCTTTCTCTTGTTGCTCTTTGTCTTTATCTTCAGCGGTGTATTGCTTCTGACCAGGTGTCATCTTGGAATAGGCATGAACGATATCATCGGTTCCTTGTAATCGATATTCCTTGATCTGTGATTGAAGTCTACGAGTTGCAGTTTTAACAGGAACCATATTGATCAACATCCATTCAAAGTCCTCATCAAGCGTAGTTTGAATGTTTGCATACGGCTCATACATTTCTGCCTTCATTGCTTCGATGTAGATATTGCAAGTTTCCTTGAGTTCTTTCGAAGTAGCCTTGGACTGCAACAGACGAGCCTTCTCAATCTTTTCCGATATGGTCATTGTTGATCCTTCGATTCCTATCAAAGTATTGACCATTTCGGCAACCTGTTCCTTCTTATCGCCAAACTTCTCGGCAAAAAGTTGAGTGTACTTTGACTTCTTTTTAGTCTTGAAGGCTTCCTTGACTTCTTCTTCTTCCTCACCTGTATCCTTTTGTCCATCAGTATTATTCTGAGGATAGATGGCAAGTGCAGGATCAACGACCATGCCAGTTTTGCTTAGGAACTGTAAGCCAAGAAGAACTTTGCTGCTCATATGCGCCCGATCACCAATACTGAACTTGATGTTTGGGTATTTCTTTCCACGGAATACGATGTCCATCAACACAACCATGCGCTTTTTCTTACCAATTCCACTCTTTACCACCAAGCGACTGACAATCTTCTTTGTGATTCTCTTACCGTTTGGCAAGGTAAAGGTAACCGTATGATTGCCGTTATCCTTAATTTCATCTGCATGAATCATGTTATAGCCACTATTGCCTGTATCAATTTTGGCATGGTAGTCTACACCTTCAATTGTAATATTCTCACGCACGGCTAGATTAGAGAATAACTTCCAATGCGTCTTGACAAGAATGTAATTGACAAAATCTTCTACAAGTTCTTCGCCCTTAACATTATTCTTGCCCTTGCCATCCTCGTAATAGCGGTAGTAGATATTGCCGCTACCTGGACTTGCATTCATTTCAATGATGTATGGTTTGCCATCATTAATTACATGATCGACTCCAACAAAGTAGCACTTACTGACCCGAGCGGCTTCCTCTACCAACTTGATTTCTTCATCAGAAAGTTGGAATGCGCCACCCTTTGAACCACGAGCAATGTTTGTACGGAAATCCTTAGGAGCCTTGTCTCGCTTGGCACAGGCAAATATCTTGCCATTCAGACAGATGCTGCGAACATCGTTCTTGAAATCAGGCAAGAACTCTTGCATAATGATCTCTGCGCCATATTTCCACAAGGTTTGCAATACAGACTTCAGGCTCTCCATGCTTTCAATCTTGGAAACGCCGATGCCTTCAGCACCTGTGAGAGTCTTCACAATAACAGGGAACTTGCCACCAATCTCTTTAACAGCAGTTTCAATATTCTCTTCAGCCGCAACAAAAGCGGTGCGAGGATGTGGAAGATTATGCTTCTTTAGAGCAATAGCAGTTTCTAACTTATTTGCACAGAGTTCCATTCCTCCACGCTCATTAATCATGAATACGCCATTATTCTGCAAGATAGTCATAATAGCAACACCGATGTCGGTATTCATTACACCACCACGAACAATTGCTACAGTATCGCCAGGAACAATTGCTATATCTTTTCCTTCACCATCGTAGTTCTTAATTACAATCTTGTTGGCAATCACATTCGAAATATCAATTTGTGCTTTGGAAGTTTTAACAGCATAGAATTCAATCTTACGCCTTTTGCAGATTTCCTGCATCTTCTCAATAGTATCACTCAAGTCTTTATCTGATGAAGTAAGAGCAAGAATGGTAACCTTGTCCGTTGGATCATCCTTGGCTTCTGGAATATATTCTTCGTTGAGTGCCATGCCCTTTCGAACATCATTGTAAAGTTGTTTGGCTAGAGTCTTGTTACCAGGAATGCCGATAGCAAATATATCGAAACGCTTGGCGAATGCAGCAGCCCGCATGAGAGATGCCGACATATACATTGGATCGACTGTCTTGCCTTTCTTTAGCATCTTATCAATGTCTGCGAGAGTAATCTTCTCTACGCGCTCTTCTCCTGCCTGAACAACATTGAAAGTATCAAAGGAATACTTGCGCTTCTTAGGATCTTTCTCTGCAATCTTACCCTTGTAGTTCACAATGCTTTTGAAGTTTTCAACCTGATCACTTCCTGCAATCATGGTGATATCGGTGTATCCCAAGTCGCACAGATACAGAACAGCCTCGTATGGGTTTACTGCTTTGTTCAGCGGAAAGTTGCCCTGTGGGAACAACTTACGAAGATAGGATACCTTTTGTGTGTGCGTGAGTGGATTCTTTTTTGGCTCTTGTGACTTAGAAACAAAGATAAAGTGATCTGCTCCGCGAGAACTTGCCTCATCGATAACCTTCTTTACAAGAACTCCATGACCTGTGGTGGGCGGGTTCATGCGACCATATGCAAAGACTACAGACTTCTTTGCGGGTTTCTTACTTTTTGTTGCTTCTAAAAAGGTCTTCATAACTTCCAATCCTTGGCTAGGTTAAAGTTTGCCTGTGCGAACTCAATACGATCTACCAATTTAATCATCTGACAGGTATCACCACAAACAGCAACAAAGCCTTCAGGATTCGTTGCCTTGATACCAGTAGTTGTAGGTAGGTAAGTTCCAATAGTCTTGACTTCGGAAAGTCTTTTGATGATTATGAGTTTTGCCTCGCTAATAAGAGAGTGCAGTTGAAACATCTGATCGAATTGAGAAGCATAGGCATCAATAAACTTTAATGCATCTATCTTCGCCTTTTGCTTCAGTTCTTGATTCTTTGCTTGCTTTAGTTTAGCAATTGCCAAGTCATATTTTGAAGCGATATGCGTTTTCAATTTAGAGGAATCGTACTTTGAAATTCCTGCTCTGACACCTGAATTTATAAAAGGTGTTAGTTCATCAAAGATATCAGTCTTATGCGACTTGAATACGATCTTGATGAATGACTTGGTCTTGGGAGCCAAAGGTTTCATTAATTTAAGAAGTGCCGTTATTTGTGAAGAATCGCTTGCAGTAATGAATGTCTTACCTGTTGGAGGCGAAGGAAGAGTGGCTGAAGAAAACCATACATTCGTTGTCTGCTTAAATCCATCCAAAGAAGCAAGCGTTCCTTTATTCATTCCCTGCAAGGTATCAGACTTGCCTGTATATACCGTATGGAACACAATTCCTAACTTAGCAGCACCTATCTTTTTGCCTAGAGGTGAACCAACAGGAACTGCATAGAGGATAGTATTCGGACGGAATACAAAGTTCTTAACTCCATCAATATCCATCTCTTTTCTAGAGTTGGTGCTAAACATCAGATCGCCTTGGTAGACTCCCGTGGAAGGAAGTACCGAAGGTAAATATTCCAAGCAAAGGGTGAGTTTGCTTAGTAGGTCAGCATTATCGCCGTGATTGGTCTTAATATCTTTTGCTGTAAAGTTTATCTTTGGATTCTTGGAGGTCGTTGCGTGTTTTAGAGCAACAAAGAACTCATTGTTTGATGGGTGTTTACCTGCCACGATAGCAGGTGCGCCATCCCATTTTGTCGTAATGACCATTTTGGCGGTTGGGGTACTGCTAGCCAAGGACTTGGCAATATTGGTCATTAGCAACATGGAATTGGATATACCATTATCCAAATCTTTTAACATCAAATCTTCAATATGCTCAAGGTGTTGAGTCTCCACCGCCTCGTTCATGGGGCAGACTCGTTGTGGTTGGGTAATCAGACTCGAAAAGTTGACTATCATCACGGTATTTAGTCTTCAGCAAACCTCAATTCTAAAGAAACAACCCCCGTATAAGGGGGGTTGTCATGCCAAAGGCGCGATCTTTGGGGTCAGCGACCCATCGTGGTAAGGTTATACCAATTCGATTTCAGGCTGCATATTATCAAAAAGGCTAGATTCGACTTCTTGACGATCACGATATACTCCAAGGACACTTTCCTTCATAACAAGGAATAAGTATTTGTCTTCGTGCTGTGTGGCGTGTTCCCAATATTGGCAAATGACTTCTTCGTTATGAGTCAAAGGAAAGGCATCAGGCTTACGCGCCCATGAGAACGAGCGTCCATCGCCCATTACAGGACTATCAGAGAACTGACTATCTCCAATAGCGTAAATCTTGCCAACAAGGACAGGAAGTCGAGAGCCGATTCGGCTATCAACATTTCCATCGACATGAGATTCAAAGACTTCCTTGGTGGTTTCAACGATGATGTAATTTGTGTTCGGAATCAGCATAATAATCTCCCTAAAAAGTTAATAGTGTAAGTAGTTGCGAGTAGGACGATCAGGAATCGAACCTGTGCCGAAGAGGTATAAACTCATCTGGGCCAACCAAAGACCCCCTCGTCCCATGTGTTACAATCTCTTGTATGTCTTGATGCTTTTTGTTAACACCTTATGTATCGGTTCAAATTCTTGCGTTGCTTCAGGCCCCATATAGTATCGTCCGCACTTTAGATTGGTACATTGAAATACAGTAGAGTTGTAAACAACTGTAGCCTTTACTAATGGCTCTGAGCGAACTTCTTCATTTCCACCTATCATAAAAGTATGATCTCTTTGTGTCTTATATGTGGCACATCCACACTCAACACAAGTCGGACATTTCTCATTACGAAAATCGTATTGTGGACTTCTTACTTGAGCAATGCCCCTTATGATTGATATCAAGATAGTTCGAACGCTGACGATCTTCATCATTACCCAATCGATAATTGAGTTCTTCAGCGAGATGACCCAACTGAATATTGTTGTTAATGGAGAGTTCATTGAGGAGTTGCTTTGCTTTCTCTTGTGCTTCCTCTACCGAACAAGCATCAAATGGAATGTCGATGTGTAATCTGTACATGAATGGTAGTATATCACGAAGCAAGTTGTTGTCAAGAGGTCAATCCTCTGCAATTGCCACTTCACTTAAATTGTGTCTGTTTGAGATAATATATGTGGGTGGGCCTTTTCTCCATACAATTGGAGTATATTTTGGATAAAAAATCTTCCAGTTGTAGTCTTTGATTTGCATATGTGGCAATAAATCGGCATCATGTGCAATAACATATTCTGCATGATCTACAAGTTTTTTTACAGAGTAAAATCTAGATGTATCTCCAGATGCATCATATCCTTGATCAACAAGAACAACCCCCCATTCAACTTTTGTAAATTCATGTATTGCTACAAACCATTTGTCTTTATCTATTACTTTGAATACATGGTTATCATTAGCCATATGAGTGAACCTATTTGTCCATTCGTAATTATCATCAACAGAAACTAATTTTCTGCCTGTCCCTTCAAGTAGTTTATGTAGTAGTTCCGTGCTATAATCACCACAACCCAATTCCAATACATCTCCAGTTGTATTTTCTACTGCCCAAATCAAGGCGGTCTGATGTGAAGCCCCTGCTTCGGTTTCGTGCTGTAATGAAATGCCGTTATAATTCTTCATTGTATTCAATCCTTTTTATATTTATACGATCAAGACCAATTCTCGAACTTTCTCTTGGAAAATTTCTCATCTGAACGCTGACGAAAAGTTTTAAAACTATTGCCGCCTTCAGGTACTTCTACTTTTTCTTCATCGCCCTTTCCACCCATTCGTGAAATACCCTTTTGTGCCTGTGCATCAAGATCAAACAACTTCATCTTGCTTCGATCTACACCCACAACAAAGCGGCGGTATGCAGATGGATCACCATAACGATTTTTCAATTGTTTGACCATGAGTTGCCCTAATTCCTCAAGTTCTTCGGTGGAGATTAGAGCAATCATAAAGTCTGCTGTTGCAGGAAGACCGAATGACTCACTTGTATTTGTTAGTTCGACATCACTATTAGAAAACCCCTCACGATTTGTCTGTGTAGCGGTGAAGATTGGAACATCATACTTGACTGCCATGCCACGAAGTTCTTCTGCAATCGCCTTGACATAAGTGTACGAGTTGACATTAGCGTTTGCCTTGAAGCGACTAGATGCACAAATGTTCAGGTAATCGATAAACACAATGTCTGGCTTGAAGTTCTTCTTCAGTCGCAGTTCATCTAAGAGGGCTTCAAAGTGCATTGCATTTGCAGTAGCAGTTGGATATTCCTTGATGATTAACTTAGAAGAGGTAGAGGACATGATACGCTGCATCTTGCGGCTGTAGATATCCTTAGGCAATTTCTTCAAATCATCAAGTGAGATGTCCATGAGGTTAGCATCAATGCGTTCTGCAATACGCTCCTCTGCCATTTCGCAAGTGATGTAGAGGACATTGTTTCCTGTGATGAGGCAGTTGGCAGCATGATGACACATGAACAGACTCTTACCCACGCCCGTACCTGCGAGGATCACATTCAGAGTCTTGCTCGGAACACCACCCTGTGTAATTTTGTTCATGTACTCCAAGTCAAACGGCATCTTGCGTTCGACCTTATGGTAGAAGTCAAACCGCTCATTGTGGTCTTCGATAAAGTCATGTCCAATGTGTGTATCAAAGGAGACTGCCAATGCATCTGTTAGTATTTCGGGAATGGCATTCTGTGTCTTTGTACCCTTACCATCGATGATCTGAATCGATTCCATGATGGCATTGTAGACAGCCTTGTCACGGCAGAACTTCTCAGTAGCATCGACTAACCATTTGGTATCAGGTTTATCGAAGGAGATAAGTTCATCTAGCAATTTCTTTCCTTGCTTGAACTCCTCCTCAGATGTTCCCTCTCGATTGGAGAGATCAATTGTAATGGTCTCAATCGTAGGAGTCTTGTTGTACTTCAGGATAAACCCTGCAATGGTTTCGTAGACCACACGCTCGGTGCGATCCATAAAGTATTCGGGCTTTAGAAAAGGCAAAGTCCTCCGTGCGTATTCTTCATCATGAATAAGCGAACGGAGGACTAAGGTTTCAATACGGTCATTTGGCATTCAGGATATTATAACAGAAAATCCTTTATAGTCAAGCGGAGATAATATATTATTTTCTGCTTTCAAAGAAGGAATCTACAGTTTTACCAACATAATCAAGTTGCTCGTCAGTAATGACTGGACTTACGCCCAAGAAGAAGGTATCTGTTGTTACCTTTGTTGCAACAGGAAATTGCTTCTTTGCATCAATATGAGGTGCTACTTCAGAATAGCCAGGTTGTAACAAAATGTTACCTGCAAAATAATTTCTTGTCTGAATTTTACTGTTCTCCAAGAACATAGTTAAATCTTTGCGCTTAAATGGTGCATCATCACGAACGGTTAATGGGAATGCAAACCAAGACGGATTTGTCTTTGCATTTGCGCGTGGCATATGGAAATAATTCTCATACTTTGCAAATACATCAAACAGACGAGCATAATTGTGTTTACGGATAGCAATAATCTCATCTAATTTTTCAAGTTGAACAAGACCTATAGCAGCCTGTAGATCTAGGGGCTTTAGATTATATCCAATTTCCTCATAAACAAATTTGTGGTCAAACACTTCATCGGGAAGACTTGGCAACCAATTACTAAACCTCTTCTTGCACATCCCATTCTTTAGACAAGACGCAGCAGCACCATAACAGTAGCAGCCTCTTCCCCATTCGCGTAAACTCTTCACTACGATATTCTGTTCCTCTGTTTGGCAAGCAACAAATCCACCCTCGCCTAGAGTGATGTGATGAGCGGGATAAAATGAGCAAGATGCAAATGTACCAAAACTACCAAGCAACTTGCCATCGTAAGTAGTTCCAAGTGCATCACAACAATCTTCAAGAAGAATCAAATCGTAACGCTTTACGATATCCATAATTTGATCCATATTTGGACAATTGCCTAATACATGGGCAAATATAAGAGCCTTTGCTCCCTGCTTTGCGGCTTCCTCTACTTGATCTACATTTAGATTCAAAGTATCCAACTCAATATCAACAAATACCGGCTCAAACCCATTTTGAATGATGGGATTGATTGTGGTTGGAAACCCCGCTACGGGTGTAATGATTTTTGTTCCTGGCTTGAATCCAAATAGTCTTTTGGACTTTAAAGCAGATACCATAAGAAGATTTGCACTTGATCCACTATTTACAAGCGCACCGTGATCCTTGCCAAGGCGGCTTCGAAAGTTTCGTTCAAATCTAAATCCATTCTCACCAAGAGCAAGCCATCCTCCAAGTAGACAATCAATAGCAGCAACATACTCATCTTCTGTAAAGTAGTTTCCTGCATACTGTACCCAACTCTCGCCAGGTATCCACTTCTTCTTGTTTGCTGTTAAGCGATCCTTAACAAGTTCCTGTAGTTGCTTGTTCTTATTGTCAATACTGATGTCCATCATGTTGGTTGCTCCATTCCAATAAAGGTCTTGATATTGTAATACGCAGGGTTGTCCATGTCACCAAAAATCTCTCTATTATCTAATAAATCTTGGACAATCTGCTTCACCCCACAGGTAGGTGAGAATCCTAAAACCGTCTTTGCTTTATCACAATTAACCTTATAGTTGCGAACATCCTTAACATTATTGTTAATAATTTTTAAATTTGTTTTTGTGGTGGCTTCTATTGTATTTTTTACAATATCAGCAATCTGTCCAATAGTGCAGTTATCCGAAGCAACATTGAAAACACCAGAGATCGTAGGATCACATTCAATTGCTCGGATGTAAGCAGAAACACAATCCCTGATGGACAAGATGGGTCTCCAAATTGCAGGATTACTCATGGTAATTGTTCCCGTAGACATTGCAGTCTTGAACATAGCATTGACCACTAGGTCAAATCGCATACGAGGACTTACTCCCGATACTGTACCTTTTCTAAAAGCAATTACTGAGAATGAATCATCTGCCAATTGCAGTACTGACTTCTCTCCCTGTAACTTAGAGATACCATATGGATAGACTGCTGTAGTAGGGCCAGTCTCATCATAAAACTGATCAACTGCATATCCATAAACAGAGCAACTACTAGCATATACCATACGCTTCACTCCTGCTTTCTTTGCAATATAAGCAAGGTAAGCAGGGCTAGCGGAGTTAGAAATAAAGTTCTTCGCTGGCGAATAGTCAGCCATAGGATCGTTGGAAAGTCCAGCAACAAAGACAACCGAATCAAATCCCTCAAGATCTTTCTGCGTTAGGTCAAACACATCAGCAACCTTTGCCTTCTCTTTCAGTACTTGCGGTAGATTATTACCAAACCACATAAGATCTACTACACGAACATCATATCCGCGTTCATGTAGTTTAGTTGAAAGTAGAGTTCCAATGTATCCCGCACCGCCTACAATCATAACTTTATTCATTTTAATTATCCTTTTCTTGTTCTAGATTTTTTGTTGTTACCTTTACTTTACCCCAAAAAATATAATTCCATATTCTTTCGTAAAAGTAGTAAATAAACAGACCTGTTATGTTCATATAGATTGCGTTAGTCAAGGGTTTATCTGTTAAAGCAGAAGTCAAAATAGCAAAACTGTTTGCGGTTGCGATTACCCTCCACAATATTGATTTTGTCCAACTTCTTGTTTTTGTTTCACGATACATTTTGTATTTTTCTTTCCATAATATAATTTACTATTCGATCTACTGCATCATATGTATTGATAGAAGGAGCGTATCCATACGATAATAACTTGATATTGTCTAAATGCATATCTTTGCTCTGAACTACCTTATGAAAATCCGGAGGTTCCACGCTAATAATCTTGCCATTACCTCCCATGCGTTTTTGAGCGTAACGAACAAGTTCTCCTATGGTATGAGGATCTGAATTACTGATATTAATGGTTTCTCCGATTGAAGCATTTTCAATGCATTTCATAATAGCCCGACAAGCATCTATGATATGCATAAAATCTCGCATATCCGATCCATCATTGTATAATTTTACTTCTTTGTTATCGAATAAAGTTTCAATCAAATACTGCAAGGCATTTCTTTTGATTGATACTTCTGTTGCATTTTCTCCAATGATATTAGTCAAACGAAGAATACGATACTTCATCTTAAAGGTATCACAGTATGATACCAACAATCTTTCTGCTGCATATTTTGTGATTGAGTAGAATCCTTCAGGATGACATTCATCTGTTTCCATGACAGGAAACTTATTCTTTTTTCCATATACAAACCAAGAACTAATAAAGTTAAATGTGCAGGTTCTACTACTATTTTTACAAGCCTCTAATACATCAATCAACTTGGTTAAATTGGTATCAATGTCTAGGTGTGGATTATCAAATACATGGTAGTTGTGGTTTGTACTGATAAAATATAGCACCTCATCGGACATTGGTGTATTTTGATCTCTTGGTATCTGTATTGTTTGTGATGGAAACGCCGATAGAAAGGAACTTCCAATAAAGCCTGATCCCCCATAGACTGATATTTTATTATTGTTGTTCATAACAGTTTTCAAAGTTTCTGTATGTTGCTTCTATACCAAGTTTCGCCAGGATAGAAATTAGGTGTCTCCATTCCTGGTATTGTTTTTTGTGCAAACCCTCTAGAAATTCCACACCCATCATTTGTACCAGTTGGATCAGGTTCCATCTTGCTTTCCATAAACTCACGATTGAATGCACTATACTTACTATTGCTGTGGGTTCTTGTATTTTTACCAGGAAGACACGCATCATCAGTATTGTATGGCATCTTATTGGTGCCATAATTACGCATATGTTTATTGTGAAGATTTTGATATCTCCACATCCAATCATAATCTTCTTCTCCGAATCCAACAAGCCTCTCATCAAAAAATCCAATTTTTTCTACATCTATAAGGTCTTTTCGATACATACAAAAATGTCCCCAATGAGTATTGATTCTAAATGATTCGTCACCTAATTGGTGATTGTGTGCCAACATATTTTCAAAATCATCAAAAAATCCATCAAGAACAATTACATCATCGCTTAATACAAGCACATATTCCCCACTTGTATAGTTGATTGAGTTGTTCCACATGAACGCACACCCACGCACGATGGGAGACATCAACAGAAAGGTATTCGAAAAATACGATGCGTACTGAAGCATCTCTCTACGATAGTTTTCGTCAAACTTTTCTTTGTGCTGTCCGTTGACAAAAACAACCTTCTCTACATTAGGTCTTTGTTTGTGTACTCTTGCCAAGAGGGGTTTGAAGTATGGTTCAAACCGATGGACATAAGTTTGGATGGTAATGCTATATGAGGGAATCTTCATAATGTATGCTCTTCTTTTAACAAAGCCTTGTATGTTTCGCGGATGCCTGTTCGTAATCCTATGGTATTTATTGGTAGAGATTCGCCATCCCCACAATAAACTCCCAACTTTCCAACTTCTTCTACTATAATTGGAACTTTATGTGTTCCTAACTCATTGATCATAGCCGCGATATTAGTGAGGGTATATTTGTCGGCATATGAGCAATTTACTTCTTTAGAGGGGCTATCTGTCATAAGATAGTGATCAACCAAAGAAACCAAGTCTTTCATATAGAAGAAATCCATCAATCTATTTGAATGTATCAGCATTGGCTCCTTTCTCAAATACCGTATTAAGTTTCCCTTAATGAAACGGGTATTCAATTCGTTTTCATCAAACACCGCAAATATGCGTAAGTTGTACCAGTTGGCTGTTGCCTGTATAGAGTCCGCAATAATTCGTTTACTTATACCATATGGAGTATCGGGAGCAAATGTTTCGGCACCGGAACCAAAGGTTATAAATCTTCCAAAACTATTTCTGTTAGCCAATAAGTTGTAGTGCATCAGAAGGTTCTGTCTTATCACTCGTTCATCCTCTGTCTGTAGACGGCTTCCTCCTACTATTGCCGTATGAATAACCACATCAAACCATTTACCTTGAAACCACTTTTTGACTTCTACTGAATCAGTAAGATCAAAATTCAATCTAGTGATATTGGTAATGTCGTGTGATGAATTCAACCCTCGGTTTAGACTTGAAGCAATGTAACCATTACCACCTGTAATTAATACCTTCATGGCAAATATCTCCCAATTAGTTTGATCATGCCCACATGAGTATTTGATACGGTGGAATTACTGATCATAATTAATTTACCCGTATAGTAGTGCGAAAAAAGTTGTTTCAAAATTGGAAGTTTATTTGGTATACCTCCAACCAAACGAATCTTGGTCTTTGTTGGCAAAATCAGATGAGATGCATACTGCAATACAAAACACCGAAGAATAGATCCCAATAGATTTGTAAGCGTGAATCCTTCTTCAAGAATACCTTGAATGGAGCCGCCACCTAAAAAGTCTTTGGCTTGCGGAAACACATTCAGATCCACAGTCAGATTGCTATCGTAGACTTGCTGTTCTGTGATTCTATCCAACTGCTCAAAGAAATCAACACCAAATGCAGCAAAGAATTTTTCAAACACTAGAAAGGCTCTTCCTGCGGGAAAAAATTTAACAATATTGATGCCCGATTCGGTTCTGTGTATTACTTGTGACCCAGTACCAATGTTAATTACATACTCATCTTCCTGTAGATCCAATGATTCAACTACGCAGTTTGTATCACCAAGAGGACTATAAACCACCACCCCCTTCACAAAACCAATAGGTAGAAGTCTATCAACATCACCCCCATGATGACAATGCAGATGATAGGTTGGTTCATCTGCAAATAATCCGCCTATCAGACAATACTTCTTTGGAGCAGCAACGATGGATTTCCAAGAATAGTATGTGTCGCCAATCCATCCTCCCCCAAGAATACTGCACACCACGATTGCTTCGACAGGAAGATGCTGTTCAACAATCTCTTCAAGAATCCGAAACAAATCACACTTGGAAATGATATTGCTTCCCTGAAATGGAGATACCGTAGATACCATGTTTCCATGCTTATCATCAGAACTGTCATAGATCATCGTCTTTATAAACGATGCTCCAAAATCAATCAGCAAGTATCGCATTTACTCTATCCTTGACATCATCATTTATTGCACTTCTAACAAACACCGTTTCGCCTACAGATGGAGTCACTACAAATGTGATCATCCCATTTGAGATCTTTTTATCGGTCTTCAAGGCGCGAATCAAGGCATCAATATCAATCCTCTTTAATCGTTTTAAAGAAGTAAACCTCTCAACCACATCCGTTATCAGCGAGGAGTTTGTGAATAGGCGATTGATCAACTCTATTCCTAGCAACACGGCTTCTCCGTGAGGGATCTCATAGTTCATCACAGACTCAATTGCGTGACCAAACGAATGCCCATAGTTCAGAGATTTCCTCTCTCGGATTTCAAACTCATCCACTTCGACTATGGCTTTCTTGATTGAAAGTGAGTGGTATATGGTAGTTTCAATATCAAACGCATCAAAGTTATTGATGTAGTAACTGCCGCCGGTAATAAACAACTTAGCGATTTCGCCATAGCCAGAAATCATATCGCGTTCCGACAGAGTTTTTAAGAAAGAGACATCAATCACGACTTTCTTTGGTGCGGAGAAGAGAGCCAACTGATTCTTATAGTTCTTGAAATTCAATGCCGTCTTTCCACCAATACAACTGTCGGATTGAGAAAGCAAGGTAGTAGGTACATATACCCATTCAATACCTCTCTTGAATGTCTTTGCGGTATATGCTCCTATGTCCTGCACAATACCACCACCGATGACAATCAAAGTTTGACCTCTATCAAACTCATACTGCAACAACTGTTCACATACACGCAGAACCGTGTCTATATTCTTGTTTTCTTCAATGGCTTCCACCTCTATCAACTTGTGATGAGAGATGCCATAGAGTTCCCTTACGCGCTTGTCAACTAAAACAACTTGGTTATTGGTGAACTTGTTTTCAAACGGCTCAAACACTACTTTGTAATCCGTAGGATGAGAACGGATTGTCAGTTCATTTGAACGCTCGGTTTCTAATGCAAATGTTGTTCCATCAATAACAAATGTATTAGTCATGTCATGCTCCCTTTAGCGAATAGCCACCATCAACTATTAGGTTTTGACCCGTAATTGCTGTGTTGATGGACAGCAAGTATACGCACAAAGACGCAATCTGGTCTGCATCTACCAATCCCAACGGGATAGTAGAGTTAAGATAACGAATCCTATCCTCTGTGTTGTTCTTTCTTGTCATAGGAGTATCAACAAATCCAGGAGACACCATGTTTACCTTGATCTGCTGCTTTGCTTTTTCCAAGGCTATTGTCTTTACTGCTGCATATAGAGCGTGTTTGGACATGGCATACTGAATGCGTTCTTCTTTTGTTTCTGTTGCGTACAGAGATCCAATAGCAACTATGCTGCTACGCGGGGCAAATCGCAGTTTAGAGCAAAGCGATACAAAACTCATGGTGTTTATTGCAAATAGGCGAGAGAATGAATCAAGATCCATCTCGTCATGCTTTGATAGTAGATTGATACCAGCACAATGAACAAGCCCATTTACCTCTGGATATAATGAACAATCAAAATTGTTTCCTAAATCTAGTTCTGTCGAAGAGGGAGCAATTACTTCCATTCCATTACGCTCAAATGCTGTGCGTATTACTGTTCCTATTCCACCTTTTCCACCTGTCAAAAATACTCGCATAAAACCTCCCAATGAGTTAGAAGGTATCAGAAATGTACATATCTGTCAAGGTGCCGGGAATAATTTTTCCATCCTTGTCTATACCCTTGTGAACTACCTTTGGTTCGTGTCTCTCTTTGGGATGCGTGAAAACCTCCACAAAACAAGGGCCGTCCATTTCCATCATGCCTAATAGAACTTTTTCAATTTCATCATTAGACCGAATACTCATATATGGTAGTCCAAAAGCAGTTGCTACCTTTTCATAACAAGGAATTGTAACTCCGGTTGTTTTGCTACTTGCAAATTCAGCCCCATTGAAGAACGATTCCTGTGTAAGTTTTATGGATAGATAACCATCGTTGTTCACAACCAATATCTTCAAAGGAAGATTATATCCAACAACTGTTTCCAATTCTTGGAGATTCATCATTAAACTCCCATCCCCCTCTACACAGATTACTGGCTGCTTTTTGTTAGCCATACAAGCACCTATTGCAGCGGGTAACCCATAACCCATGCTGGCACACCCTACATTTGTGAAGAGTCTTTGTCCTTTATTGAGGCAATATGTCTGCAAAGTGACTACATGGGCGGTTCCATTGCTTGTGACTATGGGAGTTGATCCAAAGATTTTTGGTGCCTTGTTCATTAGATAGTATAAACTAGCGTACTCTTTCAACCCCTCATGCTTGGGATAGAAATATCTCTGTTGCTTCCGTAGTTCCAATACATGACTCTGCCATTCCGAAATGTTCAAAGTCAAGTTACTACCATCAAAGAGATCAAACAAATTCGATAAATTTCCGACTATAGGAAGATCAATCTTAAACTTATGCTTGTTTATTTCATTTGGATCTATGTCAACAATAACTTTTTTAGAAAGCGGTGAAAACTCTGCTACATTATAGCCCGTCATCTTAACAGGCAATCGTGTTCCCAATCCAATCAACAGATCTGCTTCTTGGACAATTTGATTTGATGTCATCTGACCAAGAATGCCGATTCTTCCACAGTAGTTTGGAAGAGTGTTGTCAACTACATCAACACCCGAATGCGGGCCAGTAACCACAGGTATACCGGTTGCAGTTAAGAATGAATTGAGTTTGTCATAACAACCTGACAATCGCACCCCATTGCCAGCAATAATCAAGGGCTTACTTGAGGACTGCAACAAAGAAACAAGTTGTTCGACTTGTTCTCTGTTGATAGTTGATGAAGGCAAATCGTAGGTTGAGATATGACATTCATCAGGATTAATATTTGCACCTTGTACATCCAAAGGAATGTCGATCCAAACCGGACCAGGTCTTCCTTCTAATGCAATCCGATATGCCTTTTCAAGTTCGGAAAGTATGTCTAGTGGATCGTTAACCATCACAGCATACTTTGTCATTGACTTCACAATGCCAACAATGTCAAATTCCTGATCGCCTATTTGCCTACATCCAGTTCCCGCCGACAATTGGCTGCGAGGAACTTGCCCTGAAATAATAATAGACGGGATGCTATCTAACCATAGTCCCAATAATCCTGTTATGGCATTTGTACCACCCGGACCTGTAGTTACCACACTTGCAGCCATTCGATTTGCTTGTCGATAGTATCCTTCGCTTGCCATCAAAGCGGATTGCTCATGGTGAGGACACACAACCTGCATTTTGGATCGCCGCAACGCATCGATAAGATGAATACATCCACCACCCGATACGGTAAAAGTGGTGTCTATTCCCTTATTTTCTAGGAACTTGATGACAATATCAGCAACCTTCATATTATGAAATGTCGTTCTTGGTTAGAGGAGAATCCTTCTTGAGATCTCGAATCAATATAAAGTCGCCGTCAAAATACTGACGAGAAGTGATATGCCCAATCTCCCTTTGATAAGGAATTGCACTATAGAGATGGTCAAGCGTGATTTTAGTACCCTTCTTCAAGTCTTCCTTGAGATATAAACCACGATATAGAGCCTCCAAATAATTGGTCTCCTTATCATCTATCACTCTTCTCATCGTAGTAGAAGTACCACACATGATCTTTGCGCGATTAAAAGTCTTGAACCACTCATCAACTTGATACGGTAATGAACAATACTTGGAAACTTCCTTTTGTTCGTGGTCGGGAGGATATGGAATGTCAATATGACGCTCCCAAGTTCGTACACCCTTTGCATAGGAAATGTACATAGATGAGTGCCAATCATGGTACTCATGCGTAGATAAACCAATTGTTAGATCGGGATACTTCTCTTTCAAGTAATCAATTTGATCCAACTCTAGTTCATTATCTTCGCTAGGGTATTTTGACACGCAATGGTTTATGGCGATGGATATTTTTCTATTAGTAAAGAATGTTACGACATCATCTATCTGCTTATCGTTTGCGCCACCAGTAGAGAGGATAACTGGTTTCTTTGTATCTGCAATCTTGTTGAGTAGAATCCAATCATTGATATCGGAACTTGCAACTTTGATGATTGGTAGATTCATCTCTACACACCAGTCAACGGACTTCTCGTCAAATGGAGTAGACATCGGAATACAGTTGTGCTTCTTGATGTAGCCAACCAATTCTTTCATCTCATTATAGGTCAATTTTGTCTTGGATGTCTTTTGAATATATCTACTGCGCTTTGACAAAGTAGACAGATCAACGCCACTTCCATCGGTTTGGAAGTCCTTGTGGACAAATGAATCTATATCTCTGAACTGCAACTTGATTGCAGCCTTCACTTTATTGTCCCGAACAACCTTGGCAAATTCTCGGACAATTTGCTTGCCTCGTTCAAGAGAACCCCAATGATTGTTTGCCAATTCCAAGACGAATAGATTGTCAAATACTTTACTTTTCATCTCTTCTTTTCTGCAAAAATTGCTTTCATTGGAGGAGCGTGTACTAGATCGATTACTGCTATGATTTCATAGTTTAGGTCATTAAACCGCTGCACAAATGCATCATATAGTGCAGTTGAATGGGTTTCAAGTGCATAATGATCAATAGAGCAAAATTCTTCATCAGATAGTTCTAAAAATACTTGTTCTGCACCTTCAATATCACATTTAATTGCTTTGGGAGCGTACTTTTTCATTATGCTCCTGATGTCTTCTACTGTATGTACAGCCATACATTCGGGAAATACTGCCATCTTTGGGGTAATATTAGTGGTATACCAATCGATTTCTGCCGAATCTATATCAAATGCGTGTACCTCGGTGGCTCCCTGTTGAATCAAATACTCTGGTGTCGTAGGCCAATTTGGATCCCGATACTCGACAGTTTCCCATCTGCCACATCCTAAATCTAATGAAATTCGTCCTTTGCAATTAATGTATTTCCAATGTAATGATGGATTTTCGGAATTTGTTTGTTCTGTAATCATATTATGCATTCCCCTGTAATGTAGATTTATGAATATTCATTCCCCAATCGTTCAGATTAGGGATGTTGTGTTTAGTTACGCTCTCTTGGATAAACTGAAACTTGTAGTCTTTTGATGGATCTTGATCGGAGTATATATTTTGTCTCACGCGCAAGGGGAATGCAAAAGAAACACATTTCCAATTAAAATCGTTTACAGACCTATCGTACTCCTTGTAGTCGATCACATCAGCATTGAATTTCACTCGGTTCACATAATCAAAGACCTTCCAATAGTACTGCTTGACTGCGACTGTTTTCTTATCTAGCCATTGTAGGTGTGCCACAAACAAATGAGGCAAATTTATATTTTTTTGGGTTGATGGAAGTGGCAAATGCTCTGCGTGATTTTGCTTGTTCTTAAACTGAATATGGGTTCCATATGATGCAATTCTATCAACCCAATGTACTTCCCACTTACCATCAACTCGGATTTGGTTCTTGTCTGTGTACTGAATCCAATGAGTATAGAACATTGTGTCTACATTGTCTTGCATTATGGACTTTAGTTGTTCCTTTGTAACTTGCCCATCAAGATATTCATCTGTGTCAAGACAAATGATTTTACCAGAATGTTTATATGCTTCATCAAAAAGTCTTTGTCTGACATTTGATTCTACAGTCAACTCATCATTGGATCTGTCTGTCTTGAGAACTGAAAGAATGTTATACTTGCTAGCATTCTCCATCAAGAATTCATAAGTTCCATCGGTCGAACAATCATCCATAAACACAAACCCATCGGCATATCTTTGCCAAATGGGAAGCATTTCTTTCAATAGGAATAGTTCATTCCTAGTAAGTGTTACTTGAACAATCATATCCTTTTTTGGCGCAAGTATTCCATCAAATCCATTTGCTTGCCTTGTTTGATAGGTTGTACGATCAACGCTAGCCCC